CTCCGCTCCTAATTCGAGCAGGGTTAATACATAGCGTTGTTCACTTTGTTCACAACTTCTTATATTGTGGTTTACACAAGGAGACGAGACTTCGTCTCCGCCTAAATGTTTGACCCGAAAACCCCACAAACCGTGGGGATATCCCCACCAAACCGACAACTATTCTGTGAGAGACTGCCCAGAATGAATTCACAACCAAAGTTCGGAGCAATCCGAGCTCCGAATAAAACGAAGAAGGCGGACGATTCCGTCAATCGCCTGAAGAAGTTAGGCTTCGAACCCATTGAACAGCTCGTTCTGCTGCACGAACGGCTCGAACGCGAACATGAATACCACTGCTCTTTAAGAGACGGGACGAACACCGGTCCAGTTAGGGTCCGATACTCTCTCGTTGCTCACACCGCTTTGCTTTCTCAACTCGAGAAAGTTGCCTCTCAGCTACTCCGATATCGTTGGGCACGTGTCTCAGAGACCGTTACACTAGATACCGGTGAGCTCCCCGCCTTCAATATTCATCTCCATGAATGAATTCCCCGAATCCCTCCTCAAATCTCTACGCATTCCCCCTGGTGTTACTGGCTTCAGCCTGGTTTTCAAAGACGGAAACCTCACGCTAAGAACGTGGGGCACATCCCATAAAATGAAGGTCTATGGTCTCCCACGTCCTTTCGCGGATGTGCTTCACGAACTATTTCATATCCCTAGTCCTTGCCAAGAATTCGTTCTCAACTACAGCTATGGTGAAGCGCCTCACATGAAAGTCACTTTGCCGATCCTTGATGACTTTCCGGTGGATCTCTCTGAGGTTAAGCTCGAGCCCTATTACGAATACCCTTTGCACGATGCTGAAAGGTTCCTAGGAAGGCCCCTTGGACGTTCGACTACATAAGGGACAATCGGAGGTGTTCTCCGATTTATTTGTGAAGAAGAAGAATCGGTTCTCTGTGGTGGCAGCTTCTCGAGGTTGGGGAAAATCACACTTCTCTTGTACCTGCGCTTCCAATGCCATCATGGAGCTCCTACGATTACATCCTAGCGTCCCCAATAAGAATGTCTATATCATTGCCCCGACATATGACCAGGTTGTTGATATCTACTGGCCGCTACTCGTTTATGAGATGGGGATGGACTCTTACGCATTAAAAGCTTCGAGGGACGTCGGGCGCTTCATCTTCCCAAATAATGTGGAGCTCAGATTGGTCTCTCATGAAGCGATAGAACGCATGAGAGGAAAGGGTGGTTATTTTGTGGTTTCGGACGAAGTCTCGTCGTGGAAGAAAGCAAAGGAGACATGGGAGGGTATTATCCAGCCCGTTATTGTCACCAGATGGTCCCCGGCAAATGCCGCTATGTTTGATTCCCCAAATCCTGGACGTGGACTCATAATTGGTACACCGAAAGGGTTCAATTACTTCTACGATATGCACAATTTCGCCGAAACGGATAACATCTGGCGTTCCTACCAATACGATTACACCACCTCTCCTTATTTAGACAAAGAGGAAATCGAACGGATTAAACATACAGTTGACCCGATTCAGTGGGCATCAGAATATTTGGCGCAATTCAAAGATAGCGGCGCTTCCGTGTTTTATGCATTTGATCGAAAGACGCATGTCAATAGTGCCCTTCTCGATTTCCAAGAAGGGGAGGACGTACACGTGGGCATAGACTTCAACATTGGAATACAAGCCTCCAACGTATTCGCTGTGCGCCAACGTCAGGTTCACCTGCTACATTGCATCAAGGGACATCACAATACAGAAGATTTAGCCGCGGATATTGCGGGACGCTGGAAGGGTCACAGGATCTATGTCTATCCAGATCCAACAGGGGGATCCAGACACACGAGTTCTCCAGTGGGTTCGACAGATTTAACTATTTTGAAATCTGCTGGATTGGTTGTTCGCACTAGGAGTAAAAGTACACCAATAATTGATAGTGTTAACGCTGTCAATCGCAAGCTTATGACGGCCGGTGGTGATATAGGCTTTTGGGCACATCCTCGGTGTAAACCTGCTATCGAGTCTCTGGAAAGAACCCAATGGGTCGATAGAAATCCATCCACGGCAACAATCGACAAG